GGCTTATTGCGCTGGTCTTGCACTTCGCCCCCGGCATTGACGCATGGAGGCCGTGACGACCGCCCCGACCATCACCGAAGCCCCGCCGGAGGTCTACTTCTTGGGCGAACTGGCCGCACGAATGGAACTGTGGGCCGTTTACGCCGCAAACCACTACGAACGAGATGCGTTCCAGCGCCGGGCCAAACAGTACCGCGAGGCGCAGTTTGACGCGCTGGACGAGGGGGAACTCGGATGAGCGTATGGAAGCGGCCGCCCGTAATCGCCCGAACCAAGCAACCGAAGCACCCGCGCCGACTGGCGCAGAAAGGGAAGTGATGGAAATGCCATTTTATAACGGCGCTTGCGTCGATAGGGGAATACCCATAGACCCGGCGAAACTGTACCTTTTGGCTTCAGCACTGTGCGACGAGGGTAGCTGGCACAGAGACTCGCCGAGAGTAACTAAATCGGAGCGCGATGCTGCTGATGAGCGCTACGAGCGAGAAGTAAAAGAGCGTGGGTATTGCCGCGAATGTGAGAACCTGGCCGGCTTCATCTTGAGCAAGTTCGACATTACGGAGCGTGCGGAATGACCGCCCGCGACAGCATCGACCGTGCCGTGGAGATCGCCGAGTCCGCGGCGTTCGAGAGCGCCTTCGAGCCGCGCTCACTGCCGCTGGTCGAGCGCGAGTACAGCGCCGAGAACGATGCTCTGTTTGGGCTGCGCGAGAGGGTCAGAACGCAATACTCGCCGCAGCCGATCCCCACCCGCCACTTCGATTGGGCCGCTTGGCTCGACGGGCGCGAAGAGGACGGGCCTTTCGGCAACGGGGCCACGGAAGCGGATGCAATTGAAGAACTGCGCGTGCTACTGCAAATGGAGGGATCATGAACGAGCCAAAATTCACGCTGGGGCCGTGGTTGAACCAGGAGAATATGGCAGGCTACGCGGATATTGTGATCCCCGGAGAGCATATTGCGATGGTGGCAAAGGAAACAAACGCCAACCTAATAGCCTCAGCACCGGACCTGTACGCCGCGCTGGAAGAGCTAATCTTGGCTTCTCGGTCTTTTGACAGTGAGCGCGTCTGTGCCGCTTTTGGACAGGCCCGCGCCGCACTTGCAAAGGCGGTTTCCCATGACTGAGCAGAAGGACGCACTTACGATTGCGCCGCAACAATCTCTTGGGCCGATGGACCTTATGCGTCAGGCCCTCTCAACTGGCACATCACCGGAGGTTATCCGCGAACTTGTGGCCCTCCAGCAGTCCGTCGAGCGCTTCAACTGGGAGCGCGAAGAGCGGCAATGGAGGATCGACTTTGACGACGCGCTGAATGCCTGCCAGCGTCAAATCGGGCGCATTGCGCCTAACCGCGACCGCGAAAGCGGCATCATGTGGGCGGATTACGTGCGCGTGGACAAGGTTGTGCGCCCCGTCTATCTGGAGGCCGGCTTCTCTATCAGTTTTTCTGAAGTGGAAAGTCCAACCGAGGGCCGCAGGATGAGGGCCACACTTTCGCGCAGTGGAGTAACTAAGGAGTATTTCTCCAAGCTAACGCCCGCAGGAAATAGCAAGATGAGCGCTGCGGACGCGGACGCGAGCGGTTCATCCCGCGCCATGCGCTACTTGCTGCTCAAGATCTTCAACATCGCGGTTGGTATCGACAAGGACGAAAAGAAACCTTTCGAGGACGGCAAGCAGCCCGCCGGCCAAGTCGGCGAGGCGCGTCAAAAGGAACTCTGCGACCATATCGGACTCGCTGAAAGCATGGACGAACTGACGCGCATCTACCTCGCAGCGCAGAAGGAAGCGCAGTACGACGGCGTCGCCACACTTAAGTTCGCGGAAGCCAAGCGCGTCCGCACGACACAGCTACGCAAGGAAGGCAAAGCATGAGACTGAATACCGAAGCACACGCGACACAGCCCACAATAGAATTCACGGCGCCAGAAGAATCAACCATCACTTCGCTGGCCGTAATCGAAACCACATCCGCAGCGCTGGTCTACGCCCCCGGCGCCCTCACCGCGCTGGTAGACAGGCTCAAGCAGGAAGTCCGCGCACAGCTTGCCACGCTCGATGTGTCCAAGCCGAAAGACAAGGCGCGCATTATTTCGCTCTCCGCGCGGGTAGCGAAAGCAAAGGTCAAGCTCGACGAGATGGGAGCAGACTTGACTGAGGAACACCGCGCCGTCGTTACGGCCGTCAACGCCGACCGCAAGACAATGCGCGACGACATGGATGCCTTCAAGGTAGAAGTTCGCAAGCCGGTAACCGACCTGGAGAACGCGGAGAAAGATCGCGTTGCTGCGCACGAGGCAATCATCCGCCAGATTGAAGACCTTGGCAGACTCGACCGCCCGCTGAACCTGGAAGAGATCGAAGCGCGCGCCGGCCAAGTGAGTGTTCTTGCGGATCGTGACTGGCAGGAATTCAAACAGCGTGCGGTCGGCGCTAAGGTGATGGCGATGGAGGCCCTTTCAGAGGCTCAAGACCGCGCCATTGAAGCCAGACGCTTACGCGAACAAGCTGAGCGCCTGGAATCCGAGGCCCGCGAGCGCGCCATCAAGGAACGCGAGGAAGCCGCTGCCAAAGCTGCCAAGGAGGCCGCAGAGCGTCGCGCAGAGGAGCGTGCATGGATTGCGCGTCAAGCTGCCATACAAGAGCAACAGCGCATTGAGAATGATCGCATTGAGGCCGAGGCGCGGGCAAAGCAGGCCGAAGCGGAGAGGATAGCCGCAGAGGAACGCGCTGCGCGGGAGCTACAGGAGGCGGAAGAGCGGCGCATCCGCGAGGCTGAACAGGCTGAGGCGCGGCGCGTAGCAGATTCCCAGGCAGCCCAACGGCGCGCGCAGGAAGCGGCAGCGCAGGCTCAGCGGGATCAGGAAGCGGCGATTGAGCGCGAACGGCAGCGCGTGGCCGAGGAGCAGCGCAAAGAGCTTGACGAGGCCGAGAAGCGCGCAAAGAACCGGGCGCACCAGGGCGCGATTCACCGCGAGATTGTCGAAGCTTTGGCGAAACTTGGACTGCCAGAAGATGGCGCAAAGCGCATCATTGAAGCCATTGTGCAGGGACGTGTACCGCACGTAACCATTTCGTACTAAGGAGCGACAATGCAGATTCTACGATTCGCGCAGCACGGCACAGATGGTAACGTGTCCGATGACTTCTTTCAGGCGCACTTAGGCCGCGCCACGGCGTCCAGCGCATCCGCCATCCTGGATTTCACGCAGAAAGGCGTGGAGGGTTCCAAGCGCAAACTCTACAGGCTAGAGAAGGTCGCGGAGATTTTGAGCGGTATTGCCGCGCAGGACCATTTCGTTTCCGCTCCCATGAAGGCCGGGACGTTCTCTGAGCCAGCGGCCCGCACCGCCTACGAACTCGAAGATGGCGTGATGGTCGAGGAAGTGGGCATGGTGGTTGGCGACAATGAACGCTGCGGCTGGTCGCCGGACGGGCTGGTAAACGATGCGGCTGGCAATCTGGTAGGCGCCATCGAGTCGAAGTGCCCGCGCACAACCACGCACCTGCAAACCCTCGACGCCGGCCAGATTCCAGAGGGCAACATGCCGCAACTGCTCTTCGCGTTCATGTGCTGCCCGCCGCTGCAATGGATCGACTTCATTTCGCGCGATGGAGGCATGAGCAACGATCCTGCGATGTTCGGCGCAATTCTTCCCAGGCGCTTCGTACAGTTCACCATCCGCCTGCACCGCGCGGAGTGCGAGGCGCAGATTGCCAAGATGCGCGAGGCGACAGACAAGTTCCTCGCCGACGTAGACGCGACCATCGAGCGCCTGAAACAGCGAGCGCCGGAGGTTGCCGAGCCTGAGCCGGAGCCGGTAGACGATCCGCTTGGAATCAGCGCGGAAGACGTCGCCTGGGCTGCGGCGGGATTTCCCGAAGCACAACCGAACGAAGGAGGAAACATTGAAAACTCTCAGGATTACAAAGGCTGATCTAAACGAGCGGAACGAATACACCCGCTCACGCGACCTTGAATTTGAAGGCCACATTGAAGTTGAGGCATCGCTTGGATGGATCACCGTCAATGGATTTATTCGCGCCGTCGGCGGATTGTTTGTCGAGGCCGGGTCGTCCATCAAGGCCGGGGAGTCTATCAAAGCCGGGGAGTTTATCAATGCCGGGTCGTCCATCAAGGCCGGGGCGTCTATCAAGGCCGGGTGGTCCATCAATGCCGGGTCGTCCATCAAGGCCGGGGCGTCTATCAAGGCCGGGTGGTCCATCAATGCCGGGGAGTCTATCGAGGCCGGGTGGTCCATCAATGCCGGGGAGTCCATTAAGGCCGGGTGGTCCATCAATGCCGGGGAGTCTATCAAGGCCGGGTCGTCCATCGAGGCCGGGGCGTCCATCAATGCCGGGGAGTCCATTAAGGCCGGGGGGTCCATCCGCTGCAAAGCGCAGCTCGCCGCGAAGCTCCGCATCTTCGCCGGCCTCTGCTCTTGGAATCTCCCGAGACCCGATGAACAGGTTATCGAGTGTGCAGAACTAGTCGAAGGCACCGTGTGCTTCGGCGAACTGAGGTTCCTGACCCCCTCCGCACCTATAGCGGAACCCACTGAAGGAGAGGACGCAGAATGAGCAAGCAGACCGATTTCGATACCGAGGGAATGACGGCGGAGCAACTCGCGGCCGCCAACGAGCGCCTGGCCAAGATTCCGGGGGTAGGCACGGAAACCTTCGCCGACGATGAGCCAACCGGTTTTATCACCGCGCACCCCGACGCCCCTGCACCACCTGCACCGGCCAGGAAGAGGCGCGCCGACGCTGGCAAGCCCAACCCGCTCCGCGCCAACCGCAAGGCCAGCAAGTACACGCTGGAGGCCGACCTTTTCACGCCCGAGGGGCGGGATACGCTCGTGTTCTGGATTCGCCAGGGGTACGCCGACCGCGTGATCGAAGTCGTGGACCGGCTACTCGTGGACCTTCAGGAACTCAAGGCTGCGCGGGATGGGGAGGGCGCATGAGTACGATTTTGGAGAGAAAGCGCTACGGCCACCCCAAGAAAAAGGGTGGCCGCGTGGCCGA